CTTGGCTAAAGAACTAAATCTTCTGATTGAAGAGCTCTGGATCATTAGTCAGTTTGTTTGTAAAATTTAGCTCGCCATACGAACCAAATGCACCAAAACCTGGGTCGTAGCTACTATTCACGATAGTCGCGCCCGTTTCCCGTAAGGCATCTTGTTGAGCTTTGATACGCTTGATCAAATCAGCATCTTTGTACTGATCCAATCCCGAAGTATCAAATATCGATTTATCGGCAATAAATGAAAGGATGGGTTCATCTCTCCCATATATAATTTTGAATAACGCGCTTCTCAATAAAGTGTTACGCTCCGTTAGAACATAACTTGTGAACGTTCCTGTTGTCATGAAGTCACCAATGAATTTGGCAATAATAACAGTACTTAACATTGCATACGCGGGCGATCGCCACGGAATGATTGCGTTCTCTGGACATATCCGCATAACTGTTGCTTCTGATAGGTCTAGGTTGGGTAGGAAATTGTCTGCATATGAACCCATTGCCATAGCGGAAATTGTTGCCATATATAGAGCACGATGTGAACGAATCTCATTAACAATGTTTGATGCATGCGTTGGCTCAGCACCGATACGTATCAGTGCATCAAGGCACAACTCCTCATCATGGATGATTGGAAACAAAAGCTTCGCCACCGCCTCTGCATTAATATCACGTGGAAATGTTGGGTCTGCAAATAACTTGGCAACAAGTGTCCTCAAAGTCAATGTTGGTATCCCTCCGTCACTCGTCACACCTACCGCACGTGTAATGGCGATATACTCATGGCATAAGCAGTCAAACGGAGTAATAGAGCAAGTAGATACTGGAACAACTGGATGATAAGCTTCATTAGGCACAAATTTAATATATGTCATCCAAACGTGTTCAACTGGGATCGCAGGAGCCGACATACGTGAGTACTTATTCAAATTCTCCATTGCACGTGTACCCATCATCTCTCGCTGCGCATAGACCATGCGTTTCGCAATTGATGTGGATTCCAGTGATTTCTTCTGTACACGTATCGCTTGATCTCGATAATCAAATGACCTTGCTATATTTGGAAAACCTCTCGCTGCCAATCGCTCCGCCGCTCTACCAGCATTCAGATGCTTCATCTCATCACGGTGCTCGTCAATGTAATCTCTGAATTCTTGCATCGATCCTGTTCCCTTCACAGTCGTTGCATCCGCCATAGCTGCTACAAGCTCTGAGACATCTGATCGCAACGTACCATACATAATCTTAGCAATGTTCGAGTATCTTTCCATCTTGTCTGGTTCCTCACCCATGGTGTACGTAATATATGCATCTCGACTCGCAAGAAATGGGACTTTAAGCACATGACCAATACCATCCCAATACGTTGGTAAGAATAACGCTTCGAATGGAAGATAGAGACTCCGTCTGGTACGGGTCAAATCGCCTTTCGCTTTACGCGCCTTAGCATCCTCACGATCTGGGATTCTAACATTTCGCTTCATGTTCCAATAAGCCATCAACATCTTCTCCGCAAATTTCAAATTACAACCACGCCATGTGTAAGTCTGTAGAAGTGAATCATATGAACGAATTTGCTCAACTGGATCTTCCCGTTGATCAGAACGCTCTGCATCGTGCAGCTGAACATGCATCAGTGGAATATAGTAACCATACATGAATTCCTTCTTCAAGTACTCAGACATCGCACGCCGGCATCCAACCTTCGATGGCTGCATCTTAAGGCCGTTTGAGACCGCTACCTCAGCAGCAACCTCACGCAATGTGGTGTAAATTTCCTTTGTCATCTGACCCTCTGATGTTGCTGTCAATATAATTTGTCGATCATCACCCATCATACGTACTGATTTGAGTTTCAATTTACCTTGCAACTTTGGATGCGCTTCGATTGCTTCAATCAAAATTTCCATATCTGCTTCATTAACAACGTTATTGAATGTCAACGTATATAACTTACCTGATGCCATCATTCCATTCGGCAGGTCAATAGTTGACCATTGCTCGAAGTACGCTCCTTCGGACTTGAAATGCATATCCGAGATATGTTTCGGACCGATCACTTCGTCTATCATCTCATCAAACGTTAGGGGTGGTCCATCTTCTGAATCCATAAATACATAATTTGACAATCCACACGCTGCTGCACCTTCCTTGAAACCCTGATGTCCATATTTGAAAG